ATTTAATACATTGTCACGTGTTACACGTTCTATATTTAATAAATTAAAGAATTTCTTAATTAAATTATGGACGGCAGTCAAAAACAAAATCGTATCGCTTGCACGTAGTATGTGGAATGGCGTTAGACGTATATTTGATACGTTCTCAAGAGTATCACGTAATATATTCAACAAATTAAAAAGAAGTATTACAGGCACATGGCGTAGTTTAAAAAATACTATGATTAATTTCACACGTGATATGTGGAACGGCGTTCGTCGTGTATTCTCAAATATGACGAACGGTATTAAAAACTTCGTTGGTCGTATAAAATCACATTTAGACGATATGGTACGCGGCGTTAAAAATGGCTTGAATACATTGATTAAAGGTGTCAATTGGGTAGGCGACAAGCTAGGCATGGGTAAACAGATGATTAAACCTATCAAGTTATCTACCGGAACAGGTAAAGCCAGCAGCTATATAAGCAACGGTAAGATCAATCGTGACACTATGGCCGTAGTAGGCGATAAAGGACGCGGAAACGGCACAGGTGGTTTCAGACACGAAACAATCACATACCCTAACGGCAAACAAGTTATTACACCAGATACAGATACGTTGGCTTACTTACCTAAAGGCTCAACAGTACACAGCGGCGCACAAACTCAAACAGCATTTAGCGAAGGTACATTGCCTAAATTCAGTATCGGTACAGCTATCAGCAATATGTTAGGTGGAGGCAAAAAGCCGAAGAAACATAAAAAAGATGATAGCGTTGTCGGCGACGTTATGCAAAAAACAAAAGACGGTATAAAAGGAATGACTGGTAAAGTTGTCGAAGGTGGTAAGGCAGTCGTTGACAGCACCTTAAATGCAGCTAAAAAAGGGAAAGACTGGTTATCTGATAAAATCGGCGACGTATTAGACTGGATCGAAAAGCCTAAAAAACTTTTAGATAAAGTATTCGAAGGTTTTGGACTTAGCATGAGTTCATTCGGAATACCGGAAAATGCACAAATTCCATTTAAACTTATGACAGGAATGTTCAAAAAATTAAAAGAGGCAGCCGTTAATAAAGTCAAAGAATGGTTTGAAGAAAGTTCAGCAGGCGACGGTGGTTACATTGACCTTTCAAAAGGTATTAACTTCGGCTTTGCACCTACGACAGCAGCAGCAAGAGCAGCAGGCTATCCATTCGCGCGTCCGCACTATGGACTTGATATTAACTATAAATACGATAAAGTGTATTCTACATTAGCAGGTAAAGCAACAGGTAGTACAGGTTGGAACGGTGGTTTTGGCCGTAATATGTGGATACGTACTAAAAATGGTATCGAAGCAATATACGGTCACTTATCTAAATTAGCGTTTCATGGTACTAAACAAGTTAAACCGGGCGACTATTTAGGAGTTTCCGGAGGCGATCCTAGACGTGACGGTGTAAACGCCGGTAGTTCAACAGGGCCGCATTTACACTATGAAATGCGTTGGAACGGACAGCCTAAAGATCCAACAAATTGGCTCAAAAAACACAACGGCGGTGGCGGTAAAGGTGGTACATCTAAAGCAGCGAGTGCATGGCGCAGCGAGATTGTAAGAGCAGCGAAGAAAATGAAAGTACACCCTACTAATGCACAAATCAACGGTATCATTGCACAAATTCAACGTGAAAGTGGCGGCGACAGTGGTATCATTCAAAGTGCTTCACTACACGACGGAAACGAAGGTCCGAACAGAGCAAGAGGTTTACTACAATACGTGCCTAGTACGTTTGCTAGTTATGCGTTAGCAGGTCACAAAAACATCAATAGTGGTTACGATCAATTACTAGCTTTCTTCAATAACTCAAATTGGGCTAACGACATTCAATATGGCCGAAGCGGTTGGGGGCCAAGAGGTCACAGACGTTATGAACGTGGCGGTATCGTAAACTTCGAACAATTAGCTTGGATCGCAGAGGGCGGTTTCAGTGAAAGTATTATAAGTCATGATCCTAAATATCGCGCACGTTCTAAAGCAATACATGACCGCACAGGCGAAATGTTAGGTTTCAATGAAGATACAGAAATCTTACGCAACTTAGAACGCTTATTGATGTTACAAAACAAACATGCACAAGCGATTGAAGGTCACACAAAACGCACAGCGGAAAAAGACACAGATATTTACATGGACGGCCGCAAAGTTGGAAAACAAATTGCACCGCATGTTGATACTGAAATTAAACAAAACGCGCAAAGAAAAGCACGTTTTAATTAGGAGGTTAAGAAATGAGTAAATTTTCATTCGACGGTAAGAAAAAGCCATACGCAAATTACACTGATTATAAGTCCGCGTGGGGCTTAAATAGAGAATTAGATATAACAGATGTGAAAGGACGCCCGGGCGGCGTTCTTTCATCTATTAATGTTAAACCTAGAGAAATTGAAGTCGAGGCTTTTATAGATGTTGAGGGACTAGACATGACATTGAATGAAGCAGCAGACGATATGATTGCATGGCTTACGACTGACGAGCCTAAACCTTTAATATTTGATAGAGAGCCAGACAAAATTTATTACGCTATTTTGAGTGCTGAAATTGATAAAGATTATTTTGTTTTATTTAGTCGCGCTACGATAAAATTTACTTGTGTTGATCCTTACAAGTACGCGGCGGAAGGAAGTAAAAATACAGCTATTCAAGATCAAGTAAGCGTTGTTAGTACAGGGACAGCCGATAGTCCTATTATTGTACAAGCTACCGCTTTAAAAGACGCGAGTTATTTCTCAATCACTAAAAATGATGAAGATTATTTTATGATTGGCGACGATAATTTGGATAAGCAAGTTAAAGATTACACACCAGTCGTATTTAATGATGAAATGAGATCATTTTTTAATTGGACTAAAGTTACAAGTAGCAATATAAACGATAACGTCACAGGTGGCACAGTGGGCGGTGGAATGGTATTCAGTTCATCTAAAGACGCGTTCAAGATTGATGAAAATACAATCGCAGGGACAAGCGGTTGGAATGGATCAATGTATAAACATTCATTCGGAAAAACGGTACAAGATTTTAGTTCGACAATTAAGATACACGTCAATCAAAAGAAAAAAGGCTCAACACATGCAGTGCAATATCTATATGACACAGATAATCGTGTTATTGCTTCAATCGGTTATAGCAACCCTAGAGCAACACAAAATATCGGCACAATATATATAACATTGTTCGATCAAAACGGTGTACAAAAAACGATATACAGTTATACAAACACACCAGAGTTTTATAATTGGCGAGATATTATCATTTATATGCGATTAAAACGAATTGGTAATACTTTTTATATTAAGACGTGGAAATATGATGAGGTAGAATATCCTAAACGGATCATACCGGTAGACGTACACGAAAAAATGTTTATTGACGCCGGTAAGTTTTATCAACGTCCTATATCTTCATGTAGTATTTATATTGCGAAGAATGGCAGCAATTATCACATGCCAACAACGATATTAGGTAGTTATAACCATGAAATATTACCTAAACCGCCTAACGCAAGAGATTTAATCATTAAAAAAGGCGATTTAATTAATATTAATATGGCTGATAAAACAGTCACGATTAACGAAGAACCGGCACTTGATTTAAAAACGTTCGGTAGTAACTTTTTCAATATTAACAAAGGGATCAACGAGTGTATAATATACCCAGAGAATACATATGACACGACGGTATATTGGCAAGATAGATATTTATAAAAGAGGTGCTACTATGAAAAAAGTGGGAATACACGTATTAGATTATAACGGTAAAATCATTGACTTCATTAGTCAAGATGACGGCGCTATTTTAGCTGCCGAAATGAATGTGAATGAAGATGATAAAACAAACACGTTTGATTTTACTATTAAAAATGAACGTTCAGAAAATTTAAGAAAAAGAAATAAAATCATTGTACAAGATCAAAACGGCGTATTCCATGAATACGTCATTGTCATTGTTGATGATACGTTTGAAAAAGAAACGACGATTAAATGTAATGCTTCATATTTAGAAGATTTAAAAACAGCTAAACCTATTCCACCCGGCAAGTTAGAAGCTAACACAACAACGCAAGCATTACTAACTACTTTAGCTGATACTGGTTGGGAAGTATCGGACGAAACAGAATATGGAGGCAACCGTTCGACTTCGTGGACGGCTTACACAACGCCTTATGATTTAATTAATATGCTATGTACTACTTACGATATGGTGGCCGATTTCTATATTGAATTAGGAAGTCATGAAGTAGAGCATAGATACGTTAAATTAAGCAAGCCTAACAATGCGTTTAAAGGTAAAGAGATCGAAAAAGGCGTAGACTTAATGAACATGACACGTACTATTGATATGTCAGAAGTCGTTACCGCTTTAATTGCATTAAGTCCGGAAGCGGAGGACGGAAGCCGCACTACAACGGTTATAAAAGATGATGACGCACAGGCGCAATTCGGTTTGCCGGGACGCTATATTTGGGACGTTTACGAGCCAGAAAGTAACGACAATAGCATGAGTTTAAAACGCCTTACAACTTTAGCGAAAACTGAAATGAACAAACGCAATAATGCGTCAGTTAGTTATGAGGTATCAAGCGTAGATATTAGTAAATTTTATAATGATGTAACAATTAATATACGCGATATAGTCCGTGTAAAAGATCGTGACTTTAACCCACCTTTATATATCGAAACAGAAGTTGTCGGTGTTGTATATAACTGGCTTGATGATGTAAGCGACTATAAGTTTGGCACTGTTAAAGAGTATGAAGAAAAAGAATTACGCGCCTTTTTCAATAACAAGTTAGATGAAATTACTAAAAAAATAAATGACACAAACAGTAATATTGACACGATTGTTACCGATACACTTAATGACACATTAGAATATTACGAACGTAAAATATTTAAAGGCGACGAGCCACCGGCAAACCCTAAAGATGACGCGCTATGGTATGATACGACAAACCCTAATGTCGCAGTATTAAGACGTTATCATAATGGCGAATGGGTAAGTGAAACGGTTAGCAATGTCAAACAAATTGGCGGAGTGACTAGAGAACAGGCTTTATATAGTGAGTTGAAAAATTCATTTATTAACTTAGGTATTCAACATAGCAAATTAGAAAATGAAGTTAGCACATTGTTATCTAGCGAGTATTTAGTTGATGAAAGCATTAAAAATGATTTAACACAAAGTTTATATGAATTAAGTAATACTTATTCATCTATTAACAGTAACTTAAATTCAATCAACGAAGAAACGGCCACTATTGGCTTTTTAATTTATACGCAACAGTTGTTTATGACGTATAGACAACAATTACATGAGTTGAATAGAGCAATCGTTACGGCACAGCATGCAATAGATCAACGTCTTAAATTATTGCAATCACAATATACTGACGAAAAATTCAACGAGGCTATGACTAACATTGCGAATACATTGCCTAATGGACAATGGGACGCAAGCAAGCAAATATTGTTGGCCGATATTCCTAATAAAGATGACGTCGAAAATCTTAAAACTACATTACAAGAATACACAGACGGTCAAATAAGCAGTTTAAACAACATTTTAGGCAAAGAAATTGATAGTAAGATAAATACTACTAAAAGTGAAATAAGCGCGAGTATAAGTAGCGTAGAACAAAAAATAGACGGTATCGAAGTTGGTGGAAGAAACTTATTTATACAAGACGTGTCTTATTATAATGATGAAGCGTTATACGGTTATAGAGAAA